GCTAATATGTCATCATTTGTTTTAGGATCGCCCATTAACTCTTTTAATCTTGCTATTGCGCCTAAAAAGTTTTTATCTTCATCATCACGAGTCATTTTGCCTAAAGTTAACATAAACTTATTAACTGCTTCTTCAGTTTTCTTTAGGGAATCGGCCGCGTCGTTGCCTTCTTTTTTTATACCTTCAAAACCTAAAAACGGTGCTCTGTCCTCCATGGACAATGATTCAAATAACTTGTCGATGACACCTTTTAATCTTTCTATTTCTTTGACATCTTTTTCATATGAAATAGTAAGTTTACCTGTCTTACTAAATGTAGTAACCATCTTGGTGTTTGTATCTTCAAGTTCTTTTATTTTATCTTGTAATAAGGTTATTTCTTTTATAGTTGCTTCTGCGCCTTCACCTATTATCTTTTGAACAGCATCTTCTGCCTTTAAGTCTTGTATGCCTTTTAATGTTTTAAATAAAGCAAATAATGATACTGCTAAACCTACAGGTCCAGCCACCAGTCTTATTAAACCATTAAAAACTAAAGACATTCTACCAAATGTTGTTAAAACACCTTTTCCAACTGTTTTTAAGCCTACTAATCTCATTGCGGCGTTTTTAACTGATGTTGCTAACCCTTTATTGCCAAATGCGGCTGTCATACCTTTAACACTTGTGAGTGTGCCGGTCCTTAAGTTATCAATGGCTCTACCTGCGGCTGGGAATACTTTACCAAATAGTAAAAATACACCTAAAAAGGAAACTATAGCCACACCAAATGATTTTATTGCTTCTGTTGATTTACTTAATCTTTCTACAAAACTTGCTAAAGTAACTAAACTTTCTGCTATACTGTCAAATATACCTGTGCTATCTGCTATGGTTTCTACTAAACCCGCAAAACTTGTTTGAACTACACTAAAACCTTGTCCTATTGTTACATCAGTATTACCAAATGCGTCGTCAATACTATCTTTTGCTTCTTTCATTGCTTGAACAAAAGTCGCACCTGTGATTAAGCCTTGACTACCAAGTTCTTTTAACTTACCAATAGGAACGTTTAGAGTTCGTGCTAAGGCCCTTGCTACATCCGGCAAACCTTCTAATATAGATCTAAGTTCATCACCTTGGAATCTACCACTTTGTAGTGCTTGTCCTAACTGTAGTAACGGTCCTTGTGCTTCTTGAGCACTTAATCCACTTGCTGTAATGGCTTTGGATACTGACTCTACAATGGTTGCTGTTTCTTCACTGGTTATACCAAGTTCATCTTGTGCTCTTGCTATTCTAAAGTATAAGTCACCAACACCATCTAAATCACTACGAGAATCAATGGCTATTTTTCTTATTCTATCAAACTGTAATGCTACTTCTTGGGCATTTGGATTTAGTGTTAACAGTTTGTTTTTTAAGTTAGTAATACTATCGCCAAACTGTATTATTTCTCTTACAGCAAAGGCACCGGCTAAAGTTTTTAAAATATTACTTGTTTTATTACCAGCAGATCCTAAACCATCTACTTCACGTTTACTGGTTTTAATACCTCTGTCAAACTGTTTACTGTCTAACTCTAATGATACTCTTATGTCTTTAGCCATTTTATATTCTCTTTATTAACTTATCCACGTGTTTAGCCATATACCTTAAGGTAGGTTCAGTAAATCCTTGAGGTGCCTGTTTACTGCTACCTGCGTCTAAGGCACCGGCGTACGGGTAATCACTGCGGATTTTATCTCCGCGTAACTTTGTTTTATTACGAGCATTACCACTCCTTTTAGGAGTATTGGCTTTGAGTTCCCTTTCAGCATCATTCAATAACTGATCCGGCACTTTTTTAAGTGCTTTCATCCTTCTTTGAAATATTTTGCTGTCTATTTTCATGATTCTCTTTTGCCTTATCTGCCGCTTGTTTTAGTGCGTCCATATCATACATTTTTTCATCTATACTTCCGCTATCTTTGTCTCGTTGATATTTTTCATATGTAAGTGCTACGTCCATAACACTTAAATCAAAACTATCTCCTTTACGCAACACTTCTGTTGGTAACTTGCCGTATCTTTTAGCAAGTGTATCCAACATTAAAATAAAGTTTGTATCACTGTTCCCCGGCTTAATAACGTGGTTAGTTACTTCCCCAAATGTTCACTTACCTTAGTCATTGCTTCTACTAATACTTCAAAAGGTAACTGTTTGTCTTCAGTCATCACAGGGTTACCTTCCTCATCGAGGATTAAGTCTTTCATTAGGTTGGCTATATCGGTAAAGTTTTCTTTTTCAGCATTTGCTAATCTTCCAAAAACTTCGAGGGGTTGTCTGTCATATATGAAAAACTCTAATGCTTCTCCATATTTTGCGACTATTTCTTCTTTATCTAAAACTATTTTGTTTAGTTTTGGTTTTGTTGCTATTTCACTTAGTTTCATTCTGTATATCTCCTTGTAACAAGTGGTTAATGGCACTCAAACAAAAACTTAATCTGTTTGTTGCCTTCTCTAAATCTTTTTGGGCACAACGAAGTTCGTTTTTAGTCTTCGCTGTCTCCTCCATCATGCTCTTCAGTATGTCTGCTGTCGAGTGTTCCTTCCAAATCTTCATATCTTTTCTCCTGTATATCTACAACTGTATTTATTGTTTTTTTGCTTTTTGTAGCGGGTTTGACACCAGCATCCGGCAAGTCTAAGCCGTGTTGTTTCGCTAAATCATCTATAGATGCTTCTATGCCACCTTCGAGAACAACCATGCGGTCTTCTCTACCAGTCCATACACCATCTATGTATTTTCTCATCCATTTATGTTCCATTACTGAACTCCTGTATAAAGTGTGCTACCCGTTACCGAGTAGCACTAAGTTTTTTGTGAAGTTTAAAAGTAAACTTATACAGTTCCTTCTGTCAACTCTCCATTAACTTCAATAGTTACCGGTGTGACCCATAGAGGACTCCCCGGATTTACTGTAGGTGTTAACCCAGTAATAAATCCTGTTCCGTCTATGTATCTGTTACCAGTAATAGTTGAACCTTCGAAATATATTCGAAAGTCAACTTCTACTTTAGCATTACTTTGTCCAAATAATCCATTCTTGATGATCGGTGAAGTTTCACCAGCCGCATCAGTTCCAAAGAACTGATCTTCATCAATAACAAGGTTTAAGGCAACACTATTTGTAGCAACAGTTGTTACTACTGCTTCACTTTGTGAATCCAGTGTTTGAAACCTAAAAGTTCCTTGGGTATTTGTTAAAGAAATGTCATTGAGGTTTAATAGAGTAATCGATGTGGAGGCTGAATAAGAACTACCTTTGTCACTGATGACAACGGTTGCTTCTTTATCACTCGCACTTACATTTATTACGCCCATTGGGTTCTCCTTTTCTTATATTGTTATAAACCTATACTCAAATGTATAAGTTAAAATATCGCTTTCAATCTCAGTAGTAGTTTCACATTCTCTTACGAAAACATTAGCCACACTCTGTTTAGCACTTTGAATACTCGCGATTCGTGTATCCAAATCAGCAGGGGGGTTTTTAGCATCTACACTTACATAAGCATTAATGGTAGTTTCTGTTTGATCAACACTTCCGTTATCTAAAAACGTATCAGCCTGCGTTATAGTAGTGTTGTCTTGATCTAAATATAAAGTTTTCATATTTTTGATATTAAGACTATCACTACCAGCCGTATATGGTAACTCAGTGCTTACACTTATGTTACCAGTAGCCAAATCTGTTTGTAGTTGTGTTAGTAATGTTGTTCTATATGCCATTATCTTACTCTTGTAATATTACGTTTACTGCGGCTTCTACGGTTAGTTCTAAAAGAAACCATTTTATCTGCTTCTGTTAGACCGTCCCCTTCCGCATCATACCAATCCATCATATCCAATAGTTCGTCGAATAAATCTTCAAACTTTGAACTATAATATGTTATTTTTTGGACTTCACTGTTAAGTTCATCTCCAAAATCTGCTACTTTGGGTAGAAGGTATTCTTTGAGCACATAGTACGTAGAAAGATCGCTCCAGTCGGCTTGTCTTCCTACTATTCTATCTGCGTTTATAGGTGGTATTGTATTACCTGTTAAGGTAGTACTACCAGTATAACCTAAATAACTTCTCCATTTGGCAGATGCTCGTACCTTTTCATTGATCCGAGCAAATGCTTTGATTGATAAGTCTTCTAAATATTCATCAAGTGAGGTTGGCGTTGTTGGTGCGTCACTAAAGTTAATCTCATTAGATTCGAAAACCCTTTGATCTTTATCTTTAATATCTGCCGCATCACAGTATGATATTACATTACCGCTTACGTTTGTTACAAATGCCATATAACTACTCCCTTATGATGCCGCTACGTTTTTAACGATATTGTTACTTCTTAAGAAACGAACTCCAACTGCTTGACCAATAAGAGCATCCATTAACACTCTGTCTCCTGTCGCACTTAGTGAACCTACTGTTCCACCGTTGGCGATATGAGTTATTTGATCTACAAGTTGTAGTTCAATCGCTGGAGATATTGCTGAATAATACATTCCAGCCGCATCTGTTGGTGCGTTTGCTGATCTTAGTTTAGCAACTGCTGTTCCAAAAGCCGCCAATGTGGCTTTTTGTGATGTGGCTCCAACTGCTGTATTACCTGCTACTGCTTTGATAAAGTCTTTCTCTATTTGAGCAAAACCGTTTCTCATTGTTGCTACCATGGATGTTTGATCCAGTTTAACATCTTCCCACATTTTTAACTCCGGCTGTCTCTTAACCGCGTAAGCCATAGCCTCGGGTGAGAAAACTGGGCAAATATCTTGTGAGCCAGTGATTGTGTTAACAAGTTCTACGTTAGATCCTGTTGAACCATCTAATACTGCCGCCGTTGCCGGTGCTGTATCAGTGTTGTTTAGCATGTATTTAAACGCAGATATATCTGTGCCTTGTGCGATACTTCTTGCTAATCTTAATGAAACTGCGTTTGATACAGTTGATAATCCGCCGTCTTCTAAAGCCTCTGCTGTGACGTAAGAGAATGAACCTCTTTTGCCTACTGCTAAGTCGATAGCCACGGGGTTAAAGTCTTGGACTGCTCCAGTTTCGCCAGCAATATCAGCCGATTCATTGATATTGTTTGCTCCAGTTGTCCATGCGTTTGTGATTGGAATCCTCATTGTATTTCCAATCGCTCCTACTAAGTTGTAAGAGTTCGAAATAAGTTCGTTCGAAGGCATCAAGACTGAGTTGTCATAATGAGCGATAAGATCACCACTGACTTCTTCGAATAACTTATTTAACAGGTTAGCACTATTTGTTGACATAATGTCTCCTTATTTGTTATAGTTATTACGTGAGTTAAGAACTTCTTAACTCTCTTATTTTTGCGACTCTGTTTTTAACCATTTGATCTGTGATCTGTGATTTTAACAATGTCTTATTCTGTTCTCGTATATTCAAATATGCGGCTCTATACTCCGAGTCACTTGAAATGAGCGAGTCATTGACTACGCCTGTGCTCTTAGTTTTCGAACTACTACCTGTGTCTACGTCTAACACTGATGTTCCTTTTTTAGCAAATGGTAAACCGATTTGTTTGCCAACCATTTCAACTGCTGACTTGTAATCCGGCGTCTCGCCATCTGTGGTAAGGTAATCCTCACCATGTTTAAGTTGAAAATCCTCACCTTCAACAGCAAACATAGATCTTGCTTTCATTAAATCAACGACAGCATTTCTTTGTTCACTATTCCAAGCATTTGGCATTTCATTTTGTAACTTACTCATATGATTATTTAAGACTGCGTCAGTCTTTACCCTATGTAGTTCATTACGCAACTCATCTACTGTTTGTTCACGTTTTTTAACTGCGTCTCTCAAAGCATTTACATTAAGATCTGTTTGATTGTTTTCATCAATATTCGCGGTTTGTAGTTGATCAACAACTGTTTTTACCTGCTTTAATGAATCAACATTTAGATCTTTTAGTAATCCTTGTTCAACATCGTTTTTAGCCTTAGCGGCTATTTTGTTAGTGTCATCACGTGTGAAAACTCTAACTCCGTCTACAAACAGTTTACCATCACGGTTTTCAACTGTAGGAACACTGGATTTCTCCGGTGTTATATCAGCCTCTGTAGTGGTTGTATCCACAACATCAGTGTCTGTTACTGGTTGGATTGTGACACCTCCAACTGGTGTATTAACGTCAGTATCTTGTGACATCTTATTTCTCCTTTATTAACGATAGAAGTTCTCGTAAATCAAAATATTATAAACCGTTGTCTGTAGTAGACGAATCTACTAACTGACTAAGTCTATTGCGTATTTTGTCTCGCATTTCTTCTACAAAACTGCCGTCTTGTGCGGCTTCCATGGCGGCTTCTATAGCATCTTGATACTCTTCATGAGTAACAAAAGGCATATAAACAACGGTGCCATCTTCATTTTCATGACTATGTGTACCGCTACCACCTAAACTATTTGCCACTTTTTCTGCTTCTGCTTCTGTGGCGTATTCTTGTGGTTCATGGTTTTTATCCATAAACGTTGATTTAAAATCTTGGTATGTTTTTAATAAAGCATCTATTTCAGCAACTTCATGCTGTAATGCTTTTTTACTATACTGTCTGTTATAACTTATTGAAAAATCTGCTGGCATTTGTTGATTAGTCCAGTCGTACCACATGCCAAACAGTTTTGCTTCTGCGTTTTCTAAGTTCTGTGCTTTACGTCTTACGAATGCTTCAAGTTTACTGTCATATTGTTCTAACTGTTCGCCGCTTCTTGCTGATTTTATAAGATCATCACTGCGGATCATACTTATTTCGGCCATTTTAGTTATCTTTTGTTCTATTAACTCACGTATTTCTGTTACTGCTGTTAATGGCGGTGTAACAAACTCATATACATAGTTACTGGCTTCGCCTAAACCTGCTGGGACTCTAACAATGCTCCCCGGCTCAGCACCTATGGCGCCATCATTTAAACTGTCAGTGCTTTCATCCACAATCAGTGTTCCATGTGCCCCATAACTTATGACGCTGTAGATTTCAGCCATATCAGCATATACACTACGTTGGATTTGTGCTAAATCAAATGATGGTGTAGCACCTATGCCGTTGTATATTCGCAAACCTTGGTAAACTGGCACCACTGGAATGTAACCGAGTTCATTCTCTTCGATAACTCGGTAATAGCCGTCTTCTCTAACAAGATCGCTATTGTCTACATCGGGGACATAATCATCGTCCTCTCCTATCCAAACAGTTTCTATAGTCTCCGGTGTAATATGTCTATAGACTGTTTCGGCGTCGCTTTCATGAAGTTTTATTACGATTGACTTCAAGTTTAGATCGCCTCTTCCATCGTAACCGTAGTGCCAGTTTGTAACATCTAACGGTGTATGAATCTTCCATTTTGGTATATCACTGCCTATTGGCTTTATACAACTTACCCATGCCGTTCCGTATACGAACGTGTATAAGTCTAAGGTTGCCATAAACTCGTTGATATTATCTTCGTCACCATTTACATTGTTAAGGAACTCGTGTATATCACTGTGGTCCCCAACGTCTCTAACTGGTGGATTTTTGAATAGGATACTATTGTACTCTGCGGCTATAAGACGCAAGTAGTTTAGATAAGGTGTGTTTCTCAGTTTTTCTGCGTAAAAGGTTCCGCCGTCAACGGTGTTTTCACCTCTTTGTGCTTCTGCCTTTGTGCTTACATTCTCAACTCTTGCTTTGGATTTTTTAACATATCCATTAGAGTCAGTACTGTATGTGTTTATTGTTTCAGCAGGAGTGTTCATATCTACAGCATAGGCTTTTAGATATTTTCCATCGCGAATCTCTACGCCTCCGTAGAATGAGTCTCGGGCCAGTTGCCAGTCTTCTTGGTATTTGTCGTATAGGTCATGAACACCTAATATATAGTCGCGGTAAGAGTCGCTCAAGTGGATCTCCTGTTGTTGGTTTTGTTATAACAGTTATATTTATCTAAAAGTTATCTTTTTATTACATTATGTGATAAAAACACCGTTGACAAAGTTGCGTTCTGTAGTATAATAAATGTATA